CTTGTAAAGGAGCAGGATTTGATGTAGTAGTGATAGGATCGGTCATGGGATCAACAATGATAGTAAACCAAGGTTCTGTAGATAATTTAGCATAATCTCGGTCGGAAAAGGGAATGATGAAGTACATAGTTGGATTATCTGCAAGATTATAGGTAACTCCCTTACGATGACGCGAAGAAGTTGTTGTATCAGCAGAGGTTGTTGAGGATACACGAACAGTTTGTGCATATCCCATAAAAGGACGTACATCAAGACGCGCAATAACTTTATTAACTCGATGGTATTGAAAAACGCGCATAAGTTGAAAAGCTTTAGCACATACAGAATTGAGATTTGGTGTTTCCTTATATGCCGAACCAATATTACCAAGAGAAAATAGCTCCTGATACTGAAAATATTTAAGACGATTAGGTAGTTTCATCACGGGGTTCAATAACGATGGAATAGGTTTATACGCATCATCTGTCTGAGAAAGATCGAAGGCATAAACAGACCCCTCCGAACAATGAACTAGAACGGGCTCACCAACATCAGAATTAATCTTCTGAAGTTGATGAGGGGATTCTGGTGCCACTTCATGAGAATTTTTACTTTCTCCACGAGTGACTAAAAGTTTATTATCCTGGTCTGCACCAGGTTGGACAATATTCGATGTACTTTTATGCATAATGGAATCTGCGATGGTTATTATACAAATTTTCGATTGTTTATTGTTATTATTATTTAAAGATTGATATTCGTTTAATAAAGCGTGAACCTGATCCACTGATCCTTTATTATTTAGAGAGATATTATTATCTTTTTGTTCCCTACAAGGGGATAGTAAATTAATTCGTTCTAAGAACAAATAAAAGTAATGATTATATGACCATGATATATGAGATATGATATCTGACCTTAATTGGGGATGTCTTGATTTAAAATTAACATCAAATTTTACATATTTTTGAAGTGATTTAGAGAAAAAGTCAAAATATTCATGTCCATGTAACATAGCTTCTATCAATTGTTCTTGAATTACCACTAACCATTCCTTGATATCCTCATCGTTAAGAGTACAGTAGTTAAAAACAGCTTCTATACTATCTTGATCCAGAGGAGCAAACCAAATATCATTCGTATATTTTGTAAAGTGTCGTTTCAAAAAGCTTATTTCGTGTATATTAGTAGTATGAGATATCTCTAGACCCTCCTTATTTCCTGGTGTAATAATTTGTCCCAAATCTGCCATTATAGCTTTATATGAAAAGAAATTAAATTTATCAATAACCTTATCAGATACAGCTAACACTTTATCATCACCATAACTAATATCAATAACATTTTCTAGATAATAGTGCAAAGATGGATTTTGAGTAACTTTACGAAAGACATACCAACTATATAGAAAATTAACAATACAGTTTAATTCTGTTGTTAATGGATTACCAGATTTATTACCATGTGTAGTTAACATAACTGTTTTATAAGCACATAAAATAGTATAAATGACTTCTTGAAAATAGGTTTGACGAGCATTAAACATAGCAATATCATTATCTCTTTTAAAAATAGTTGTAGATATAATAGTACCTGCTGCTTCCATAAATTGAGCTAACAAGCGTTGATCAAAATTTTTATAATCCATATCTAAATAATTAGGGTGTTGCTTAAGGTGATCAACTAACTGAACTACATCCAATGACTTCATATCAATTCCAACACCATGAAAAAGATTTAAACCCTTAGATTTAAAGGCCGATTTCCAACGACCAAATAAATATCTACCCATTAAAAATGATTCCATAGGAGGAGCAATAAAAATTCGACTTTTCCCAATCTTAACTTTGGCCAATGGCAACGGTTCATCCTTTATACATACTTTCCAAATAGACATTGTTCGTTTATTATTTTTAGCATGATCCAACTTAGTTCTAAAAACCTTTTGTAATCGTTTAGCGGGACCATGATTCTTTAAATACTTAGCAGCAAAATAAGCATCTTGTCTACATGTTGAAATTGGGTTTTTCGCAACTATATCTTCTAGAAACATATCTTTCTTTGGACAATCAGACCAGCCTATACCACTAGATGTTTTATCATTAATTTTATCAAAATGTTCATTCCAAATCTGTCCATTTAATGCTTCAAACATAGCTGTCTTATGCTTACGTGCTGTAGTTATATCGCTATCAGCTAGTATATTTATATGGTATTCAGTTAATTGATCTACCATATCTTTC